TTTGACCAAATTTAGCCGCTGCACTGCTGCCCACTGTGATGGTGTTAGCGTATGTGTAGAAGCTGGTAGCATTGGCTTGATATACATACACGTTGCCTGCATTAGGAGCAGAAACATACAACCAAGCGCCATCTGCACTGGCATCAACGCTGGTGCCAAATGCGTCACTGGCATTACTACTCCATGGGCTTGATAGTGTTTGAATCCAAGGGAAGCCAACATTGCCGTTGAATTGGTGTACGTGCAAACAACCATACTGTGTGCCGCTACCAGGGTTACCAATGTACAGCAAGTTGCCTGCTGTGGCAAGACTTGAACCAAATAGTGTGCCGCCACTGCGTTGTCCAATGTTGGCCACTGCTGTCAACACGTTACCGTTGGTGATGTTGGCCACAAATGCAATCACGTTACCGTTGTTTAGAGTAGGCAATCCTGCTAGTGCAAAAGTGCCTGCGGTATTAATTGTGGCAACTGTACCAAATCCTGTACCAGTTGCATAGCTGTTGGCATTTAGCTTCATGCTTGGGTTCAATGGACTTACATTGCCCGACCAAGGTGTGCTCTTGTTATAGACTACCCAACCGCCAGTTTGATCATCATTGTCAACCCAAAGTTTGTCATTATTAATCCAGCCGTGTGCCGGTGTGATGCTGTTTAAATCTGTTGCTGCGGCAATACGAACGCTTTGTAGTTTATACAAAGGTCCTGTGCCAGTTATAGTAATGGCCTGTTGGATTTGTGTTGCATTTTGTCCGTAGAATACAATGCTGAATGTATAGGCATCAACTACATTGTACACACGGTAGAAACCGTCAACACGAGTATCAAACCCACTGATCATAACGTTGTCATTGAACATCAGACCGTGAGGATTGTTTGTTTTGACTGTGCCAATATTGTCTATACTGTAGGCAATGGTATTCACAGTATTGTCAGTTTCTGTCACGCGATACACATTCCAAGAACCGTTTAGATCAGACGCTGTCCAAATTGTTGAACCAATGCCGTATGAGTACACGTTGGCACTTAGTTGACCTAGACTGCTCAGTGTGCTGATATCAAATACTGTGGTTGTAACATCATTGATATCAACATAGCCTGCAGTTTGAAGATCGTTTTCGTAGATGCTGTTGGCATCACGATTCAAGTAGATTGTAGGCGTGTAGGCGCCTTCAGTTTTGTACAACTGATTGGGCTGTACCCCAATGATACTGCTGACGCTAGAACCGTTGTTAGGCAATAGTGTGAATGTAACTGGATCGCCGTTGAATGTACCTTCGGTCAGTACTAGGTCAATACTACGATTGTTATGTAATGCACCGTACTCGCCAACACGCATACCCCATTCTTCGTAGATACTGATGTCGCTGGTAATGCCGTTGAAACCGGCTGCGGTAAACGCATAGATAGAATTTAATGTGCCTTTTTCACGAATAAACCCTTGATAAAACTTGGCCTGTGTAACTTCGTCAATACCAAAGTTTGTCATGTAATCGCGTGGCTGGAATCCAATGGCACTGTCACTGTACAAGTGGAAATCGCCCAGCAGTTCAGGATTGTCTACATCATTGAAACGATTAAACTTTTCCGCGTTGTAACTGAAGTTAGGTAGCAAACCAGTTTTTATGTAGTTGGCAGGAACTTGTGACCACTTGGTAGTATCAAAAGTAGTGGATGCTACAATGTCTTGTAGCGCTGTATAGTTATTGCCTTTGTAACTTACCAAGCTACCAAATAAATAGTCTGTGCCTTGTTGCCAAGCATCAATTGAAGTACTGTTAAACACAAATCCTGGAGGATTCATTGCCCCTGTCCAAGATCCTGTCTTTTTACCAACAATTTTTAATCGGTACTGTCGATTGCCCAATTCAGGAACATAGATAACATCATTGAAAATATCAACGTTGTCAAAAATCATCACGTGTTCGTATTCAACGATAGACAATCTGACCAGAGCCAGGGTTTGTCCGCTGTTGGCCGTAATGTTAAATGTGTTACCCGCTACACTGTTCTGACGATTGACAGTCAACTGGCTGTATTTGATAAAGTTATAGTTGGTATCAATTGCACAACTCTGTCCAGGTTGGTTTTGAATTTTGTCAACTACACCGCTGCTGGTGACCACTGTTAGTTTATTCAATACCGGGCTCAACACCAATACGCTGCTGGCTTGCCAGCCCTGTTGTGCCCAAGTTAAAAATTCTTTGACACTCAACAACCAGTCACGCTGTGTTCCCAAATCAGGATCTGTATCTGTAAAACGGCAACCAATACCGCGTAGGTAACGTTGATAGCTGACCAAGAAGTCAACTACCTGCTGACGGTTAGTAAATTCAAATCCATAGGGAATAGTAACTTTGAATTTTTGATAGTCTTGGTAGATGACCGCAGTATCGTTAAGCACTGGAATACCGTAACTTCTGTTGTTGGCCAAACTTGGAATAATTGTAAAGTAAGGATGGTCAGTATCAAATCCACTGACAGTATAACCAGTTGCAGTTTTTTCAACAATGACGCCGCTATAGGTCACACTCTTAGTTGGTGTTGATTTGTATAGTTCAATACTGTAGCTCTCGTTGGGAATTACAACACCGCTGTTGGTACTAGCGGGGCTACTTTGTTCTGCAAGTACCTGTATAAATGTTTGATCAGTGAAGCCAGCCATTTTGTAGGCCAACTGTATGTTTACATTGTCAAAATATTCATACAGTTTGGTACCTGGATCAATCCCTTGGTTACGTAGATATTCAGCGATCCAGTTAATGTAGCCTGCGGCACGTAGTATTGTAGTTCCACCGTTGGTAGTACCATTGACATTGATACTAGTTGGAGTAACACGTTGTAGTGTGTCGCTCAACACGTACTGATTTAAATCAGTGTTCTTATAGTAACGACCAATATCCATCAGTGTGCCAAAGTAGAATGCAGGATGACTTAGTGCCAGGGCCTGTTGCATTGCATATGGAAAATCACTGCTGCGGCGCCATGCAGTTTCTGCTGGACCTTGATCGCCAATTTTAAAATTACCGCTGGCATCGTTACTGTTGAAGTTCTTGACCAGTACTTGATTAGGAGGTAACAGATTGCCTGTATAGTCTACAGGTATAACGCTCTGCAATTTTGGACGGATAAAACGAGCATCAACATACGGATTACCGTCATTCCAAATAACACCAGCAGCCATGTCGTCCCATAGCACCATGTTGCCACCAGTGTAGGGAGCAGAACCGTATCGTGCTTCCCACCAAGTGGGTTGTTCACTAAAACCAACCATTTCCCACGGATTGGTATGAGGACGATCTGTATCGTAGAAGTATTTGTAGATGCCGCGCCAGTAGCCTGGCAACAGTTGATTAGACAACACATCAACAAATTTATTGTAGTTCCAAGTAAATGATTCGCTGGCAACAAAAGTATTATTAGTAATATAATCGATGCGATTGCCGCCCACCCAAGTTAGGAAACTGTCAGTCAACAACTGTGTAAATTCGTTGTTGCTGTAGTCAGTGGTTCTGAATTTGCCGGGTAAGAAGTTGTAGATATCAAATACTGTTTTAGCGTAGTCAACCTTGATGTTGTTGTAGATGCGTAGTTCAAACTCCAACAACAATTGGTCTCGATAGTCACCAAAACTAGGGGTAATACTGCCATCGTGGCCTTGTATTACATAGATAGGATTTTGATATGTGGTATCGTAATACTTGTTTGGAGTAAATTTAGGATATAGACCCAACTTGGTTGGTGTCTCTGGAATATAGTTGCCATCAGTGTTGCTGTACTCGTTGATAGTGATTATATCACCAATGGTCAGAGGTGTCAAGAACGAAATACCAGAACGGTTGGTATCAAAAACATAATCAATGCCTTTGGTCAACTGTACATTGTTTTTGTAAACCAATACTGCTTGATTGCTTAAAGTAGTATCGCTAAAAATATTACTAATTTCGTAGTCAACAATCTCTGCACTCAATACAGTATAGGTGATGGTATTTTTAATATCACCGTAAGGCACCATGTCGCTGTAGTACCAAGCAAATGATTTATTTTTAACTGCATTGATTGTTTTTAACAGGGTGTCAAGCAGTGCAGGAATGTTGGTATAATCTAATCCTGGTGTTCTTGTGCTGAGTTCAAGAATTTTGTTTTTAAATTTGCTGTACTCGTGTCGTGCTAGATCCAATCCTGCTAGGAAGTTGGTAGTATCGTCAACTAAGAATAATTCGCTGTACAGTACAGGACTTGCATGTTGTAGAATGCTGCCGCCCTGTGCCTTAATTGGCAAGTCACGTAGATTGCTGTTTCCAGGAAAATTGCCTGCAACTTGATTGCTATTAGCAACCATTGTGCTGACATGGTTACGTAGTTGACCCAGTGTTAGGCTACTGAAGTTGGCATTTTGACTGTTAAAATCCAAGTTCTTAGGAACTTCATAGTAACCCAAGTTGCTTGGAGTAGTGCTGTTATAGATTAAAATGTCAATTTGATCGCCGTTGGCCAATGTACTATCAGTGACATAAATGTAGTTGACCGTGCCAACCGTGACAATTTGCCAGCCAGTAGTTTGTAAAGCATTTTTATAAACACGCAGATAAGGAACGGTAGTTTCTACATCTGATGTAATATCAATTTTAAAATAAGGATTAACTCCGTCGTATATGCCACTGATGATTTGAAACTGTTTGGTTTCTTCAATGTTAGTAGTCCAACTGTTGCGTAGGTTGTAGGCAGTTAAACTGGTGTTTTGTTGTAATGTACCTACAGTGTTGATCTTTGTACTGGTAACGCTGTTACCGTTGCCGTCAGTGTAACTAAAAGTATCTGTATCAAAATTGTTAGTGAACTGAATGTCGCCAATTTGGTTAAAATTTCTATAGCTGAGTGGGAATCCCAATACCGGATCTTTTACACCTGTGCCAACACTATAACTGAATATTTTGGTACCAGCAAATGTGCTGTTGGTATAATTGCCAATACTGGTACCTGTGCTGTCAATGACATCAAACAAGGGATTTTGATTGACTGCGTTTTTGGCCTGTGCAGGGATCCACAATCCACCATTGTACCAATACTCGTAGTAGGTATTGCCTGCTATTGGATCTTTGGCACCTTCGGTGACCAATAGGTTGTTGTTGGTCAATACAGCACTGTCGGCTGCTGGAACCAAGTTGATGATATTGCCGCCCAGTGTTGGCACGTTGACAATGTTGACAACAAATATCTGATCACGAACAGTTGGATCAAAGTCGTTGGCAAATACAATTCTCATACCCTGTGTTAGTGTAGGACTGGCAGGATAGCTAACGTTGCCAACTGTGGCTGCGGGTATGGCATATCCAGCAGGCTGCAATTCAACAGTATTACGGCTGTCAGTGATGGTAAAATCTAATATGTCAATTGGTGCTTTGGCAACACGGCCAAAGTTGTACAACTGCACCTCAGCTTCAAATTCAATGATTGGACGATTGGCACGTAGATTTTGATCTACCAAGTTGGTAACGTTGTTATAGGCCGCAGTTGCATTAATAACACTGATATGGAACCAACGATTGCTGCGTGACCATGGGTTTAGATCAACGCTGGCACGGTTAATTGTGATATAGTCTTGAGCAGTAAGGCCGCTGCTGGCATAGGCCTCTGGTACAACATAATTGTCAACTGGCAACAATCTTATAGCCGTGCCAACTCCTTCGACATAGTATGTGTTACCAGCATAACTGTTGGGTACTGCACTGGCATCAAACGTAACTTTTAATCCATTAGTGAATGCAACACCATTTGGACTTGTATAATTGGCGTTGTTGACAATATTGACATCTACATTGATTGTTGTATTGTTAGATTCTAACAAGTCAATTTGTCCCACATATCCAGAGCCAACGCCATCTTGATAGTACAGTGTAGATAACGGAGCAGTGATATCAGGCATTAGCTTGAACAAGTTCAGCAATGTATAATCACTATTCAAGTAATAGGTGTACTCGGCTCGAGTTTGTCCACCTTTGACAAACACTTTTTGCAATGCACCAATTGTAAACGCTTGCAGCAACGGATTCAACGTTACAACGGGATCAGCATCATTGCTCAGTGTAATTTGCCAAGCGTTGCGGCGTTGAGCTACCGGAACAGTTGTTCCATTCACCGTCCATTTGATGTCGTCAAGGTCTGTGTTGACAAAAATCAATGCTTT